AAAATCTGCATTTTGGTCATATACTTCATTTCCAAAAACAACTGTTACATTGGTTGTATTATCCATATTATTTTGGTCAGTAGATGGTGTGGCTAAAAAAGCAGATTGAAGTGGCTTAGTAATAATACCACTATCTCGCAAAACCATATGAGACGTTGTACCGAGTGCTGAACCCAACCCTATTGTTAGTGAATCTGTACTGTCATCTAATCCTATGTGAAAGTCCTGTGCGTTACCATCAAACAGTATTTTCTTATCTGCTGCACTTGCATCACCTATTGTT